TACAGGAACAGGAACAGATGAGGGGGTCGTTAAGACTCCCCCTCATATCTGTAACCCTGTCCCTGTAAAAGAATGACAAATTAAAAAGTTTATCCCTTTAGCGCTTTAGAGTAGTAAAGTGAGGTGAAAATGAAGATTGAATTTTTTATACCAATGATACCGCCTACAAAAACTCATCAGCAAAAAAAGATACATGTAGTAAATGGTAAGCCGATAACATATGAGCCGCAGGAATTAAAAAACATAAGATTAAAGCTCCTGACTTTAGTAGCTCCTCATAAGCCAATCACTGCTATAGTGGAACCTGTGCAGCTTATTACAAAATGGCTGTATCCGGCAAAAGGGAAACACAAGAATGGTGATTACAAAACCACAAAGCCGGATACAGACAACATGATCAAGTTATTAAAAGATTGTATGACGCTTGTGGGATATTGGAAGGATGATGCATATGTGGTTTCAGAGATTACAGAAAAGTTCTACGCTGATACCCCGGGTATATATATATGTGTTAGGAGTTTGAGCAATGACAATTCCTGATGATAAATTAAACAGGTTTATACATACGGCTTATAATGTGTGGTTTAACAAATGGAAGCACAAGATAAGAAATATGTCTGATAAGGATTGGGAATGCTGCATAAGTGAATGCGTATCTATGATAAAACAAGGTGAGCAGTATTCTGTAGTATTAGATATATGCAAGGCATTGTTAGGTGAGTTGGAAGAGCGATTTAAAGAAAATGATCAAGGGTAAAAAAAGATAAGGAGAGATAATGAATCTTGAATGCAATATTAAAATACCCAGGAGCAAAATGGAGAATTGCTGATTGGATAATAGAGAATATGACCACACATCACAGCTATGTAGAACCGTTTTTTGGAAGTGGTGCGGTATTTTTTAATAAAAGTCCTTCAAACATAGAGACTATAAATGACCTAGATGGAGAGGTTGTTAATTTTTTTGAAGTGGTAAGAGATATGCCAGAGGAGTTGGCTGCTAAAATTCATATGACACCGTATGCAAGAGCAGTATATGAAGGTGTATATGAGCAGCCACATATAACAACTATTTCAAAACTTGATAGGGCTTTGAGATTTTGTATAAAAATCAACATGAGCCATGGTTTCAGATGTAATGGTCCGAAGGTCGGTTGGAAGAATGATATACAGGGACGAGAAAGAGCGTATGTGGTTCAAGTATGGAACAAAATACCTGAAATAGTAATGCAAGCGGCTGAAAGATTACGAGGTGTCCAAATTGAGCGACGACCAGCACTGGATATAATAAAGCGATTTAATCATCCAAAGTGCTTGATTTATTGCGATCCTCCATATCTACTTAGCACCAGAAAGGGAAAGCAATATAATTTTGAGATGAGCGATAAAGACCATGAAGACTTACTTAATACCGTACTTGAGAGCAAAAGTAAGATTATAATAAGCGGCTATGAGTCAGGTCTATACAATGATGCGTTAAAGGGCTGGAGAAAAAAGACAGGTTTTAGTCTAACACAAAGTATGAGGAAAGCAAAAGAAGTAATATGGATGAATTATGATTGTGAAAAGCAATTAAGTATATTTTAGGAGGAAATATGGCTAAGAAGATTGAACTTAACAGAAAAGAATACCTGAAGATAAAAAAGATGGATCATAATCAGATGAACTTGTGGGCTGAAAAAATCTATAGGAACGGCTTTGAAGATGGAGAAAAAGCAGCTGACAAAGGGGCATTGACATTTGAAGATGTTCACGAGGCACTGACAGGCATAAAGGGGCTTGGAGAAAAGAGAATAAGTGCAATATGTGAAGTATTGGAGAAGAAAGGCAGGTAATATAATGGCGAAATATAGAGTGACCGCTCATATAAACCTTGAAGATGTGCTTGAATTGGACGAGAAGGATTTTGAAAACGAAGAAGAAATGAATGAAGAAATTTATAGTTATGTCACCAGTTTTCTTGATTACGGTTATAACAAAGTGGAGGAGTAAAGATGATTGATATAAAAGATTTGAAGGTGGGACAGAGCGTGTATGTTGTAAAAATGGGATATGCTTGGAGCGCACGAAAACAAGAGTTAGATAAAATTATTGAGACAAAGGTTGCAAAAGTTGGAAGAAAGTATGTGACAGTAGGCACAGGCGTAACTGCTGAGACTTATGACTCTCAAAAGGATTACAAGATTTATAACGGCTATGGAAAAGTTAGGAGCGGACTCTATCTCAGCGTAGAAGACTACTTTACTGAACTGAAAAAAGAAAAGTTTTTGGAAAATATAAAAAGTTTTTTCAATGATTACAGTGACAAGTATTATATGCTTATGGATTTTGAAGATTTAGAGAGCATAAACAACATCGTAAAGCAATACTAAACAAATAGCAGAAAGGAGACGAGCTTGCCGGCATAAAGAACGTTCGGCTCCTTGGTTGAAAAATGAATAAAGAAAAACAGATAAAGTGTGAGATATATAATGACAATTTTCAGAACTACAAAAGATATGGAATACAGAAAGCACAGCTTGTAATAGCTGATATACCTTACAACATAGGCAATAATTTTTATGGTTCAAATCCTATGTGGTATAAAGGTGGTGATAACAAGAATGGAGAAAGTAAACTTGCAGGAAAGGCGGCATTTAACACTGACTTTAATTTTAATATCGCTGAATACTTTCATTTTTGCAACAGATTGCTTAAGAAAGAGCCTAAAGAACGAGGAAAAGCTCCATGCATGATAGTATTTTGTTCGTTTCAGCAGATACAAACAGTAATAGAATACGCTAAGAAGCATGGATTTAAGAACCATATTCCACTGGTATTTGTAAAGAATTACAGTCCTCAAGTATTAAAAGCTAACATGAGAATATGCGGAGCTACTGAATATGGTTTAATCTTATACAGAGATAAATTACCTAAGTTTAACAACGAAGGTAAAATGATATTTAACTGGTTTGAGTGGAAGAGAGATAATGCTAAGCAATACCCGAAGATACATCCGGCACAAAAGCCTGTAAGCTTGCTAAAAAGGCTTATAGAAATATTCACAGATGAGGGAGATATAGTAATAGACCCTGTAGCCGGAAGTGGTACAACACTAAGAGCTGCAAGGGAACTTAATAGGAATTCTTACGGCTTTGAAGTGTCTAAAGAATTCAGCAATAAAGCAAAAGAATTGATGCTTTTTGAAAATAACGAAGCTAAAGAAAGAGGTGAATAAATGACTGCTAAAGAGTACCTCAGTAGAATAAAAAAGTTGGAAGGGTTAATAAAAGATAAGTCTAGGAGCCTTAGAAAGTTGAAAGAAAATTTATTATTGATACCTTCAACCGGTACAGATGAAAAGGTACAAACAAGTACAAATCCTAAAGCATTTTACGAAGTAACCGCAGAGAATATAGCAGAACTTGAAACTGAGATTATAAATCTAAACAGAGAAAAAAATGAGATTATAGGAAAAATATACAGTCTTGATAATCTACTATATGTCAGAGTTTTAAGCAGTAAATATATAAACGGATTAAGCCTAAATGATATAGCAGATGTCTTATCTTACAGCTATGAACATATTCGAAGGGTGCATTCCAAAGCATTAATTGAAATATGCCACAAAATGTAGGAGAAATTTGACAAATAAAGGTGTATACTAATAACATCAAGAAGTGAATAAAAACTTCTTGCAGGACATAAAACCTCCTTACAGATATAACAATACTTTGGGCACAAAGAAGGCAGTCAGCAGGCTGTCTTTTTTGTTTGTAAATTTTGAGAAAGGGGTGAAAATCATGGGCAGATCTAGAAGAATAAAAACAGCCAAGTCTTTAGAACTGATGTGGGAAAACTATAAAAATTACTGTGATAATAAGACAGTTCTTGCCCACGATTTTAGTTCGAAAAATAGCGAATTTGTAAGTGCTGAACTTAGAAAAAGTATAACTTACACCATTGAAGGTTTTTGTGTGTTTATTGGCATTCCAAGGTCAATATTCTACAGCACTTATGCGGAAGATGAGAGATATTCGGACATTGTCACACGCATAAGGGAAGAATGTGAAGTTGATGCAAGAGAAAAGTTTGAATTAGGAGTAATACCTTCACAACTTGCAACATTATGGATGGGTAAGTACGGATACAGTGCTAAGATGGACACTAATGTATCAACAAAAGATATTGAAAAATCTAAGCTTGATGAATTGATAAGGCAGATGAAAGAGGATTAATTATGCCGGACTTACTATTTTCAAAGAAGTATAAGGCTTTTATAAGATGTCAAGCACCGGTCGAATTTCTTGAAGGTACTACATACGCAGGTAAAACTACTGTCGGTATATATAAGTTCATTCTTAAGGTTGCTGATAGCGATAAAAAACTTCATATCATAGCTGCCAAGGACACAGGCACCGCAGAAAAAAACATAATAGCTAAGGATTTATGCATACTTGAGGTATTTGGAGAGCTTGTAACATACAATGGAAACGGAACAAAGGATAATAAAATACCACATATATACCTCGATACAAATAAGGGCGAAAAAATCATATATGTACTGGGCTATGGAGATAAACAGAAGTGGCAGAAGGCACTGGGAGGGCAGTATGGATGCCTGTACATAGATGAGATTAATACAGCGGATATAGACTTTGTTAGGGAAGCAGCAATGAGGTGTGATTATCTTATGGCTACGCTTAACCCGGACGATCCTAACTTACCGATTTATAAAGAGTATATAAACTGCGCAAGACCGCTTGAGAATTGGAAAGATGATACACCTGAAGAAATACTTGAAGAACTAAAAGAAGAACCAAAGACCGGGTGGGTACATTGGTTCTTTTCTTTTGCTGATAATCTTGGACTTAGTAAAGAAAAATTGGATACAATCCTTACCAATACCCCTAAAGGTACTAAGATTTGGAAAAACAAAATCCAAGGCTTGAGGGGTAAAGCTACCGGCTTGATATTCCCAAACTTTGACAGGAAAAAGCATGTGATAAGCATTGCTGAAGCTAAGAAGTACGATTTTAGGAAGTTCAGTGCAGCATTGGATACAGCCTATTCCAGCAAGAGCCCTGACACCATAGCAATGGTATTTCAGGGGATTACGAAGTGTCGCAAAGTCATAACACTCAGCGAAAAGGTTTATAACAATGCAAATCTTGATACACCCTTAGCACCATCTGATACAGTGCGTAAGTTTATTAATTTCCTTGATAAGAATAAGGATAACTGGGGCACAGTAAGGGATGTGTTCATAGATAGTGCAGACCAAGCGACTATAACAGAGCTTAAGAAGTATAAAAGGCTTAACGGTTCTATATATAAATTTAATAACGCCTACAAGGCTATGAAGATTATAGACCGTATAAATCTTATGCTTGGCTGGATACAGCAAGGCTCCTATTTGGTATGTGAGGACTGCACGGAACACCTTAAGGAGCTTGATACCTATAGTTGGAAAGAAGATAAGGACGAGCCTGAAGATGCCAATGACCACACTATAAATGCAAGTCAGTATTCATGGATGCCTTATACATTACTTATAGGTTTTGAGGAGAAAGAGAGAGAAGATGAGGATAATGGAGACTATTAAAAAGAGTATAAGAAGCTGGCTTGATATACAGCCGGCAGACCCTTACACAATAAAAATAATAGATAGTATAGACTTTGAAACCAATGCTATCAGAAACAAGATATGGTACAGAGGGGACAGCAACGAACTTGAGCAGTTATATAGTCAGTTGCTTGAGCATGCTGATAGATACAAGTTCTGGGCATCAAAAAGTACACCGGGGCAGGAGATAAGAAAAGTACATACAGGATTACCCGGATTAATAGTGAAAGTGCTTACGGATGTAGTTCTCAATGACTTAAATGACTTTGATTTTGAGTTAGATAAAGATAAAAACCTTTGGGCTGAAATGGATAAGGAAGAGCTATTTTTGGAGCAGCTTAATACTGCACTTAGGGAAATGCTTTATATAGGTGACGGTGCTTGGAAGATAGTCATTGATACGGACTTCAGTCCTTATCCTATGTGTGAATGGGTATCGGGCTTATATGTAGACTATAAATACCAATATGGCAGGGTAAAAGAGGTGGTTTTTAAGGCTACCTACAAAGAGAACCATAAAACCTATACTTTGCATGAGATATATGGTTACGGATATATAAGCCATAAGCTGTACTTAAATGATAAAGAAGTACCGATTAACAGTATTGAAGCTACAAAGGGCATGATTGATTTAACTTTCGATAAGACTATACTCTTAGCGGTTCCTGCAAAGATATATTCAAGTAAGAAGTATCCGAATAGAGGCGGTTCAATCTTTGATGACGGCAAGCTTGATAATTTTGATGCGTTTGATGAGGCTTGGAGTCAGTGGATGGATGCTTTAAGAGCAGGCAGAGCAAAGACATACATCCCGGAAGGACTGCTGCCAAGAGATCCAAACACAGGGGCACTTATAAAGCCGAATGCTTTTGATAACAGATATATAGCCACAGAAGCGAATATGTCAGAAAAGGCAGACAGTAAAATAAGCACTGAACAGCCGAACATACCTCATGACAGTTACTTGGCATCATATGTAACGGCTTTAGACCTTTGTTTACAGGGCATTATAAGCCCAAGTACCTTAGGTATTGATGTTAAGAAACTTGATAATGCAGAGGCACAAAGAGAAAAGGAAAAGGCTACTCTTTATACAAGAGGTTCAATAGTAAAAGCCTTACAAAAAGTTTTGCCAAGAGTTATACAGGCTCATTTTGATGCATACAACATACTGAACAGGACTGCTTTGGAAGAAGTCAAGGTTGATGTAAACTTTGGAGAATATGCAAATCCAAGCTTTGAAAGTCAGGTCGAGACAGTATCCAAGGCTAAAACAGGAGGCATCATGAGTATAGAGGCATCTGTAGATGAGCTTTATGGGGATAGTAAGGATGATGATTGGAAGAAAGAAGAGGTTGCAAGGCTTAAAGCAGAACAAGGAATTGCTGAGCTTGAAGAGCCTGAGCTTAATATGAAGGGGGTACTGATAGATGATAGTGTCAATAATGAACCACCAATACCAAATGAGTCGCCTACAGTACAAGCAGATACTGAGAATGGCAGCGGAGCAAGTACCTAGCGGTGTATATGCGATAGAAAAGGCAGGGTATGCAGAGCTAAGGAATGATACAGTTTACAGCAAAACTAAGCTTAAAGAACTTATAAGGGGCTTTAAGCAGTCAGGATTTAAGGTATACAGCAATGGATTATGATGTAGGTGCTGCATTTGATAGAATAGAAACCGAACTTATCAACTCTATGATTCGGAATATGGACAGGCACAGAGCAGAAGAATTAAAAGAAGGTTATAACTGGGAAATGTGGCAAGCTTTGCAACTGAAACAGCTTGAAAGGTATAAAAGATTTAATGCTAAGAAGTATAAAGGGCAGTTTAAGGACATAAATAACAAGATCGAGTTGCTGATAAGACAGGCTAACCGCAAGGGCTACATGTCTGAAGAGGTAAAAATACTTGATGCGATTAAAAAGGGCTTTTTTGCACAGAAATCAAGTGAAGCTTTAAATGGTGCTTTTTTTAGGGTCAATGAAAGAAAACTGGATGCTCTTATACAGGCAACCGTAAAGGATATGGGTACAGCCGAAACCGCAATACTTAGAATGGCAAACGACCGGTACTGTAAAGCTATATTCAATGCTCAAGTTTATGCTAATACAGGAGCAGGAACCTATGAGAAGGCAGTAGACATGGCTACAAAGGATATGCTTGCAGCAGGACTTAATTGTGTTCAGTATAAAAACGGCGCAAGGCATACATTGGCAAATTATGCAAGGATGGCTATAAGGACTGCAAATAAAAGGGCATATTTGCAAGGTGAAGGTGCTAAAAGGCAGGAATGGGGTATAAGTATGGTCATAGTTAATAAAAGAAGCGGTGCTTGTCCTTTATGTATGCCTTTTGTAGGCAAGGTGATGATCGATGATGTGTGGAGTGGCGGAAAGCCTACAGATGGACCTTATATGTTATTAAGTTCAGCCATGCAAGATGGATTTTATCATCCAAACTGTAAAGATAGCCACAGTACTTATTTTCCTATGCTTGATGATAATTCCGAGACTAGGTTTTCAAGAAGAGAACTAAAAGAGATTGAGGAAGATTACAGGCAAGAACAACTTGTAAACTATGCTGATAGGCAAGTAAAGAAGTATACAAGACTTGCTGGAAATTCACTGGATGAGGGTAATGCATATAAATATGAGAGAAAATTAAATGAATGGAATCAAGTTGTTGTAAATCGTATTAAAAATGGTATAATAGATGATACAGAAGGTTCTTTCCTACCTATGGATTTGCAATTATTTGCTGAAAAAGATCTTAAAAATCAAAGTTCGAATTCATTGAGAAGATCTATAAGAAATTTTGAAAAGAGAATAGCAGAGCATGAGCATTATATCGAAAATCCAATCAGTCACTGTCCGGATTGGGAAACAAAAGACCCGAGGAGACAGCAAGGACTAATAAAGCATTGGCAAAAAGAAATCTCGAATTTCAAAGAGTCAATTCAAAATAGGATTGATGAATTAAAAGAAAGGGGAGAAGTATTATGACAAACCAAATTAGCGTTGAAGGAATTGGGTACATAGTTACAAGAATAGTTGAGAGAGCTAAAGAAGCAGCAGGTGAAGCAAAAGAAGACAAGACTGACAGCTTCAAGGACGGAAGAGCGTTGGCTTATTATGAAGTTTTAGATATTTTAAGAACTGAATTAGAAGCAAGAGATTTAGACTTAAAAGATATCGGTCTTGATTTTGATTTGGAAAAAGAATTATTGTAAATGAAAAGAAGAAAAGAAGCTACAAAAAAGGAATACGAAGAATACAGGAAAGCATTGGTTGAAGAGAAAATTGGCATCAGAATGTTAACACCTGAAGAAGTTGAACAATTAAAAAAAGAAGGTCGTCTTAAAGCACTTTATGAAGTATAAGGTGCTTTTTTAATACATAGAAAGGGGTGATTACTATAAAAGTAAAGGTCATAAGTAGATTTTACGACTCTACAGCCGATAACATTCTAAGAAGTGTCGGAGATATATTGGAAGTTACAGAGGAAAGATTTAAGGTGCTTAATGAGTATAAAGTTGTAGAAAAAATAGAGACCAAACAGCCTAAGGACGCATAAGCGTTCTTTTTTAATGCCCAAACACGATAAGGCTCTAAAAGGTGCGTGGCAGGCGACACCTATGAAAACGGAAGTATCAAGTGGGACACACTGAAAATGGAAAGGAGCAATAAATAATGGAAAATAATCAAAACAATAACCAGAGCCAACAGCAAACATCTAATAGCCAAGCTCAAAATCAAAGCAACGCAGCACAAAACAGTCAGACACCGACTATTGATTATGACAAGATACAGCAGATGTTAAACGGTACCTTGGCAGCTAAAGAAGATACAGCCTTAAAAGCTTACTTTAAGCAACAAGGACTTAGTCAGGAAGAGCTTGATCAGGCTATAACGGCATTTAAGCAGCAAAAGGCAGCAAACCAACCAGATGTAACGGCTCTTAAGGGGGAACTGGATACATATAAGCAGCAGGCATTAAAAGCTGAAATAGAAAAAACAGCTTTATTTGAGGTATTAGGCTTAGGAGTTGATATTAAGACCGCACCTTATGTAATCAAGATGGCTGACTTATCAAGTGTGTTAGGTCAGGACGGTAAGATAAATCAGGAAACAGTTAAAGCAGCCATATCAAAGGTTCTTGAGGATATACCGGGATTAAAACCCTCACAGGCTCAAGCTGGCGGATTTATACAGGTTGGTACCGGAAGTACAGGAGACGGTCAAGCAGATGATGCAGCTTTAAGAGCGGCATTCGGGCTTAAGTAAAAACAGAAAGGAATAAATTAAATGGCAGTTTACAATTACGCAGAAACATTTTCAAACTTGTTACAGGAAGTTTATAAAAAGGAACTTTGCTCAGATGAGCTTACTCAAAGTAATCAGGGAGTAACATTTATAAATGCACAAACTATAAAGCTTCCCAGAATGAGTGTATCAGGTTATAAAGACCACACAAGAAACATAGGATTTAATGCAGGTACGCTCAGTAATGATTGGGAGGCTAAGAAGCTTACCCATGACAGGGATATAGAGCTTTTTATAGATCCTATGGATATAGACGAGACAAACCTTACCTTGTCTGTAGCAAACATACAGCATACTTTTGAAACAGAGCAGGCAATACCGGAAAAGGACAGTTACAGGTTTTCAAAGCTTTTTTCAGAACTTACTACCTATTCCGGAAGAATAGACCATACAGTTATCACTGTGGCTAACTTCCTTGAGGCATTTGATGAGGAGATGTCAAGAATGGATGAGGCATCCGTTCCAGAAGAGGGCAGAATACTTTATGTAACACCTGCTATGGCTAAGATAATCAAGGAAGCGGAAGGAATACAAAGAGTAATGTCCGTATCCGCTCCGAATAAGATAGTCAGAACCGTACATTCTTTAGATGATGTACGGATAAAGAAGGTACCATCTTCAAGAATGAAGACGGTTTATGATTTTACAGACGGATGTAAGCCGGGAAGTGCCGCAAAGCAAATCAATTTTATACTTATACATCCTTCTTGTGTTATTGCAAGAGATAAGTATAGCTATATCAAGCTCTTTACTCCGGGCACTGACTCAAGAACCGCTGACGGCTACATCTATCAGAACAGAAACTATGGAGATTTGTTCCTGCTGGAAAAGAAAGTGGCAGGTTGTGCCATGAATACACAGGCATAGGAGGTGGAGTAAGTGAAGGCAATAAAAGATAATAAAGAGTATACCGTTACTAACGAGTCAAAGCAGCATTACATAGATACCGGCTTTGATATCGTTGATGAAAATGGTGATATCATAGAGTATGGCAGAGGTAAAATGGTGAGTCTTGAGGAGCATAACCAAGCACTTGAAAGAATTAAAGAGCTTGAAGCTCAGCTTAAATCAAGTACAAAACAGGAAGATAAGTCTGAAAAAGAAGAGGTCAAGCCTGACAAGGAAGGCAAGAAGTAAGTATGGCTTATGCAGGGTATGTTGATAAAGAATTTTATAAAACAGTATACGAAGGTAGCGGCATACCCGATGAAGCCTTAAAGGGTATGCTGATACAAGCTTCAAGACACATAGATTCACTTACTTTCAACCGCATTATGTCTAAAGGATTTGATAACCTGACAGTATTTCAGCAGGATATTATAAAAGAAGTTATATGCAGACAGGCGGACTTTGAATATGAAAATGCCGATATTATAGATACAGTTTTGCAAGGATACAGCATAAACGAAGTATCAATGCAGTTTAGCGGCAGTAGCTGGAATGTATATGCTGATAAAGGCGTGGCTATAAAAAAGGACTTATATAGCTTGCTAAGTCAAACAGGTTTGACAAGCAGATTGGTGGGAGTATGAGATATCCGGTATTAGTCGATAAGCGTTTTTGCAAAACAGATATAAAAGTTACTTTAGAGAGGGAAGGGCTTACCAAATACGGTGAGCCGCTTCCTTCTATTACTTTAAATCTTAAATGCAATTATCAGGATAGTGCAAAGACTGTACTAACCGCAGAAAAGAAGCTGGTACAACTATCGGGAAGTGCTTTATTTGTTGGCGATATTTATCCTGAACTTCCTACATTTTCAGGTGGAAGTGTGGAAGTGTTAGGAGTAAAAAGGAGGATATTTCAAGGATTTAAGGCTAGAAATCCTGACGGTACTGTTAATTATACAAGATTGGATTTGGTGTAAGTATGGGTGTTAATGTAAAAATGAACCATATAAGAATTAAACAGCTAAGTGAATCGGCTGTAAAAGCATTGGAAATGACTATGGAAGCTGTGCATACCGATATTGGGCAAGCTGAAACGGTACCAATGCGTACAGGTGCTTTATCGGGAGAACAATTTTTTACAGATTATGAGGATTCAAGAAGAGGTTTGGTGAGTTTGGTAAACAGTACTCCGTACGCAAGAAGGCTTTATTATCATCCGGAATATAATTTTAATAAAGCTTTTCATGCTAATGCAGGTGCAGCCTGGTTTGAACCTTACCTTACAGGAGATAAAAAAGATTTTGCAAGAAAGGCATTCGCAAGGCTTTATAGATCTATAGGAGGTACATAATGGTACTTTTATCAGATGTAAGAGATTTTGTAGCCTCTTTAGGTTTTGTTGCAGATGAGTATGTATATAGCGGAAAGCTTGAAGATAAAAAGGATAAGTCAATAGGAGTATATAACCGTAAAGTAAACACAGCTCAATCAATTCCTTTGGGCGGTTTGAAATTAAAGAGTTTCGGAATTAAACAGATATCAATACTTGTCCACTGGAATAAAAGCCCAAGGGATACAGAGAAAGCAGCAATAAAGCTTTTTAATCTTTTACAAAATCAAAGAGATTTTAATATAGGCACACTAAAAGGTAAGTTTATACTGATGGGTATGAATGAGCCGCAAAGTGTAGATACAGACGACAACGGCATCTATGAATATGTCATATGGTGCGATATTTACTATGAAAGAGAGGAATAAGAAATGGCACAAACAGGAGTATATCCGGTTTATGAAAATCAGTTCAAAGTAGGTGCTGAAAAGTCAAGTGCCACAACCATAGCCGATATGGAGACCTTTTCAGTGTCTTTCAGTAACGGTGTGGAAAACTGGACACCTATGGAACATAAAGGATGGCAGAGGGCATTAATGACCGCAAAGGCTGTCACAATTACTATAAACGGTAAGAGAAACAAAGGGGATACAGGTAATGACTTTATAGCTAAGAAGGCATTTACCAACGGCAGAGACTCAGAAGGGTATTTTTGCTGGATATTTCCGGACGGTACTACAGTGGAATGGGATATGGCAGTATTTGATGTCAAGAACATGGGTGCAGGAGACTCAACAAATGTCGCACCACTTGAGTTTGATGTAATAAGTAACGGCAAGCCTACAGTAACACCGTCAGTATAGGAGGAACTAAATGAGCAAAACAATAGATATTACAGATAAACTGAGTTTTGAGGGAAATCCCAAACTTATCGTAAGGGGCGTAGAGATAGAAGTTAATACAGACGCTCCTACAGTACTTAAGTTTATGAAAGTTATCAACGATGAAGAAAGTTCAGAATCATTGACTATATTAAAGTCCTATGAGCTGCTGTTTTCAGAAGAAAACAGAGAAAAAATAGAGTCATTAAATCTTGATTTTAGTGATTTCTTAATCGTTGTAAAGTCTGCTATGTCATTCATAAAGGGAAATAGTAATAAAGAGGGGGAAGAGTAGACCCCTATTATGATTTATTCGAGGACTACGATTTAATCGTGTCCTCTTTTTTATCACAATACGGGGTCAGATTAATGCATAAAGAATTTAAAGATATGCAATGGGATGAATTTAGAGCGCTATTAGCAGGTATATCTTCGGAAACGGCTTTAGGTAGAGTTGTGGCTATAAGAGCTGAAAATGATAAAAACATACTGAAAAACTTTACACCTGAACAACACAGGATAAGAAATAATTGGAAAAAGAGGCAAGCACAGACCAGGACTGATGAGGATATGAAGAGTGTGCTGGACGGTTTCAAGGAGGCTTTTATTGCAATGGCAGGAGGTGAGTAAATGGCAGGAAGCAGCGCAGGTTCAATACAGCTTGATTTAGAACTTAACAGATCAGGCTTTGACAAACAATTAAGCGGTATAGGTGATATGGCTAAAAAAGCCGGTCTTGCTATAGCTGCAGCTTTTTCAGTAAAAGCCTTGGTTGACTTTGGTAAGTCATGTATAAACTTAGGCTCAGACCTTGCAGAAGTACAGAATGTTGTGGATGTTACTTTTACATCCATGTCTGCACAGGTGGATAAGTTTGCAAAGGAAGCCGCCATAAATCTGGGACTGTCTGAAACAATGGCTAAAAAGTATATGGGTACTATAGGAGCCATGTCAAAGTCCTTGGGCTTTTCTGAAAAGGCGGCGTATGACATGAGTGAGGGAATTGCGTCTCTTGCCGGGGATGTGGCATCTTTCTATAACATATCCCAAGATAGTGCTTTTGATAAACTTCAATCTATTTTTACCGGAACACTTCTTCCACTTCGAGAGTTTGGTATTAATATGTCTCAGGCTGCTTTGCAAGAATACGCACTGAGAAATGGAATTACCCAATCTATAGATGCTATGTCAGAGCAGGAAAAAGTAATGCTCAGATATAGATTTGTAATGGATGGATTAAAAGATACCCAAGGTGACTTTGCGAGAACATCTGGAAGTTGGGCGAATCAAATTAGGATATTAAAGCTCCAATTCGATTCCCTTAAAGCCACGATAGGTCAAGGACTTATAAATGTATTATTACCTGTAGTAAAAATGATAAACGGTCTTATAGGCAGAGTAATGTCTCTTGCCAATGCTTTTAAGGCTTTCACAGATTTACTTTCAGGAGGAGGTAAGTCTTCGGCAAGTGCAAGTGTGTCTAAAGCGGCAGGCGATATGGG